AGTTTTCTAATAAATCTAATTTGATTTCTTTTCCTAATTTCATTCATAAAATTTTTCATTTTTTGTTATTTTAAAGTTTTTATAATTATACTATTAAAATAGTTGTTAGTCAAATTATATAAATAAAAACCCCTCTTTTGGAGGGGTTCATTTTTAATCTATCGATTCTTTTAAATTGTAAATTTTACCTATCTGTGAATTGAAGTTTTCGTAATCAAAGTTAGTATTTAATAATTTATCTTTTACTTTTAATAACTTATCCTTTATTTCAATATCAGATGATTCGTTTAATTTAGTATCTATATTGTCGATACATTCTCTTTTAACAGATTCGAATAAAGATTTCTTATCATCTTTATTACCATTTAATACTGTTTTAATAATTTCTCTTTCAGTTTCGTTTATTTCAGAATACTTTGAGTTGAATTTAGACGCTAAAATATTCGCCAACATACTCGGTGGTAAACCTATAGATTCTGTTACAACAGTTTCCTCCACATCCTTTTCTAACATTCTTTTAGTGATGTTATTAATAGATTCATGTATTTTATCTATGTTAGATGCGTTTTTATCAGTTTTTAATAGAAAATCTATATCATTATAAAATAATTGGTTTTCTTTAACTAAGGTTACTCCTTTAAGTAATTTAGAAAAATACTCATTACCACCCTTAATATGATTCGTATTCAATGACTTTAATAAAGTTATATTTTCTTTAATGTATTCTTTAGCCTCAGAAGAATCGTCAAATTTTCTATTTTGTAAATTACTATAGATTAAATACTGTTCTTTTAATGTTTTGTTTTCACCAATAGTTTTTAAAAACTTATTAAACAATTTTTTACCTTTATCATCCTTATTAATTATAGACTCAATCATTAATTGTTTAAAAGTGTCCTTTATATTCCCAAAATTTTCCATGTGTTAGTTTTTATAATAAATATTAAACTTTTATAAAAAAACTTATTTAGTTAGTTTATCGATCTCTTTAGTCATTTCACTAATTTTTGAATTCAGTACATCAGTGTCCTTCTCGACAGAATCTAAATTGTAAACGTGTTCATTATTTTGTAAACTTTCAGTTAATCTTCTTAAATAAATTCCTTGATATCTTTTAGTTTTTTCTTCGTATTTCCTTCTTTTTTCTTCAGTCAGTAAATTACCGTCTTTTCTAAATGATTCTGTGGTTGCTGGTTCTGCGGCTGCTGGTTCTGCTACTGGTTCTGCGGTTGCACCCATATCGGCACCTCCTCCCATATCTCCACCTGCGGCACCTGCGTCACCACCTGCACCTGCTTCGGCTTCACCTGCCCCTGATAATAGTGCGTCAAAGTCACCATATAGTTTATCGACTCTATCAAATAATCCTGTTTTCTTAATAACCTCTGCGGTTTGTTCCATTTCTGCCGCTGCCGCTTTTTCTAATCTTTGTTGTTCTAAGTCATTTCTTATCTCTTCTTCAGACATACCCAATATTTCTTTTTTGGCTCTAGTCATAGACATTGCACCAAACCCATTACCTGCGTCCGCTACAGAATCTTTATACAATGTTACTTTTAATTGAGTTTGTTCAACCTTCAACATCTCAGCCTGTGTAGATGGGTTATTAAGTGAAAGTGTGAAATTTTCTAATTCATCCTCTAAACCTAAAATATATAAATGTACAATCGCAATTTTATTAAGTTCTTGTATAATTGACTGTTGTATTCTATTGATAGTTCTAGCAAATCTAATATCCTGTAGTGCTAAATTTTTACCATCACCATTCGTCTCCTCAAAACCTAAGAAAGGTTTAGGTACTCTAAGAGCAGTAAATAACTTTTTTTGAAGATATTGTATATCCGCAATCTCAGATAGGTTTGTTGCCCCCGCCAATGTATCTATTGGACTCGGTGCGTTTGGATCTCTAACAGGGATAAAGTAATCTTGATCTTGTGCCATTTGATTGTATCTAGTGTCTATCTGTCCTGTTTTTTGATCGATTACTGGACTCCTTTTAAAGTTATCTGCAATTTTATTAACATAGGCAGGTACATCCTTTTCGTCAATATTACCTACATATATTTTGAATATCCTTCTTTCGGGTGCCCTAGTTACTCTATATATTAACATCGCATCCTCAGACAATAATAATTGTTTCCATATTCTTCTCGCCTTTTCTAACATAGATGTTCCATAAGGTAATCTTCTATCATCACCTAATAATCTAAAATGGGCAATTTGCCAAGCGTTAAATTCTATGTCTCTCTGACCCCAAATAAACGTAACTGGATTAAATTTATCTGTATCTGAAACATTAGAACTATCACCAAACCCCTCATTTTCCTTTCTACTAATTTCAATGTTAGGTAGTTGTTTAACACCTGTTATACCTTCATCACTATCGATATTTAAGAATAAAAAATTATCACCGTATTTACAAGTGTTTCTTGTCCACATTGGTAATGAGGTATGAATATCTAATCTATTGAAAAATAAATCCTCTAATATCCTTCTAACTCTTCTACTCTCAGAAAAAATATTTAAAACTTTATTTTCCGAATTTAAAGTTGTTGACTCCTCCATCATAATATCTAATGCTGCCGCAATTTCTGGAAAAAATTCCATACCCTCAAAATCCGCATAAGATGCTAACCTTGTTGTTTCATAATATATGGAGTGTTGATATATTTCATTATCAACTTTTTGCCACATATTTGACAAATAGGAATCTTGTTGTCTTTTAAGTTTTTCGAATTCGAAATCTTCCTTAGATTTAGTTTTAAGGAGTTCCTTATCATTTATAGAATATCTAGATTTATTTTCTGCCCTTTTTACTTCAGGACCGAATAAATCATTTAACTGTTGAAATATCGTTTTTTTAGCCATTTTTATCTTTATACTTTATTACTATTATAATAAATATCGAAAAAAACTAAATACTATCTTATACCAAACAACCAATTGTAGTCACCATTGTCGTTATTACTATCATTCCCTTGTTTAGGGTGATAAGTTGGTGTGTTAGTATAGAATGGATTTACATATTTCTGATCATCCAATGATGGGGTAACTGTTTTACTATTAACGTTTACCCAACTCTCTAACATAGCCTTAGTTTGTTTTTCAACCATCTCTAATTTTTTGAATGATGTTTGTACTATAAAGATACACATAGCGTATGCCATTATTATGTCATCATGATAACCCTCCATATGATCGGGTCTACCATTTTTATAAACAAAAGTCCTCAACTCAGAAATTAAACGATGTGATCGTATTATTGTTTTATTTTCTCTAATATGTTCCTCAAATTCAGAAACTAATTGTAGTCTGGTATTACCTACACTAAATCCGGGAACTTTATCACCCTCTGTATATTTAGTTTTAGCGTATTTTTCAGACAATTTTCTACTTTTAGGGTCATCGTAGTGTAAGAAGTTATATTCCATCTCTAACAGTTTTAAAACTGTTGCAACACCCATTCCACCTGTGATATCTACTATCGTATAGGCACTATACATATTACCATATTTAAAAACCACTTCTGCCAACATATCTGGAGGTAGTTTATATTTAAATTCTGCAACTTGTTCTAAATTATCAAAATCTAAAATAACTATTGTGGAACTATCTTTACCGTCACCCCTACTAACGTCTACACCCATAATATATTTATGACCTACCTCAGGTTTCTTCCATATCCACATAGCCTTTTCTAATTCTGCGGAGAATTCAGGGTCTTTAACAAAATTTTCCTCATGATATGAAATAAATTCATCATCTATAACGTTACCCCCTGAACCAATAAATGATACATCGAGTTCTTGTGCAATTTTTTTTGTATCACCCATATCCGCTGACATCTCTTCGTACCAAGGGGATAAAGGTTTCCATCCCTCCTTTACCATAACTTCATAATCTTCTATGGTAGATTCATCGGTTTCATATATTTTATCTAAATATTCCCACCTTAATTTAGTCCTAGTTAAAGTTTTACATTCTATCTTTTCATTTTCACCCCTAACCCAAAATAATCCTCTGTTGTATCTAACATCCTGATACCACTTCATTTCAACTACATTGAAGTTGTTTTCTTTATTTTTTGCACCATCATAAGTTTTATAATATAGTGGGTCCATACCATTTGGTGTCGATATCAGTGCAATCTTACCACCTGTACCTAAAGACGCTATTGCTGCGGCAAACACATCCGCACCATTATCGATAAAGGCTGCCTCATCCATAACTAGGAATGTTGGAGTAAAACCTCTTAAAGCATCTTTTGATGTCGCTAACGCCCTAATTTCACAACCGTTAGATTTTAATTTTATATGTCCTTTAGAATTAATTTCTAAATAATCAGTACCCTCATCTAATCCCCACACCCAATAAGGTATTTGATCGAGAAATTCCTTTATTTTTTTTAAGAACTCTTGTGCCAACGTTTGTTTGTTGGCTAATATCAATACTTTATGTGGACTATCTGGATCACCAAACGCAGTTTTAACTGCAATATAGGCTGCGGTGGTAGTCGATACACCTGCCTGTCTAGGTTTGGTTACTAAATTACGATTATATTTTTCGTAAGATTTTATAATTTCTTTTTGTTTATGAAACAATTTAAAAGGTACCATACCTTCTTGAGTTAAATCGAATGTCTTTAAAAAAGTTTCGATTGCATAAATTGGTTCACCTAAACAACGTGCGAATATTTTTAGTTGTTCTCCTCTATCCATATATTTTTAATTTAAAACGCTACTACTTTACCTTCTTCCCAATCTTTGTAGTTCGGACCTAATTCATATGTTACATTATTACCACCACCTACTTTTTGTATGATACCAGATTGATTGGCTGCACTCCAAAAAGTAGAAAGTTGTCCACCACTTTCAGTTTGTCCTATATGATTTAAAAAACCTCTTTTAGTTTTTTTAGGTGAGATTGTCACATCTTTAATATAATTTATTAAATCCCTAATTCTCGATTCATCACCTTTTTGGAATGTAATACCTGCGTGTTTTGGTATTAAAGTAATACCATTTTTAGTGGCAAAGTCCTTAACTAATGGTACCAGAATCTCCCTCCTCTCGTTCCACACATTATCTTTTATAATAGATAATTGTGTTATTGCATCAATGGGGTTATAATTTTTAACTGCGTATTCTACTGCATCATATACCAAATTATCAATGATAGATGTAAAACTTTTATTGATGTCGTATTTCCAAGGGAACTTAATCTCTAATTTTATTAACTGTTTTATTTTTTCTAATGGATTACTTTTACTACTTAAAATTCGTTTAGATTCTTTTTCACTAATTAAATCAAATATTTCTGTAATCTTTTCCCCATATTCCATAAGTTTATTACTATGGTAATTAACATTTTCTCTAAAAAAATCTAAAAATATATTATAAAATGTTTCATTATTTAATAGAATTTCTTTATCTAAACCAAACGTACTAAAAAAATCATTTAACCATTCTTCAGTATTTTTATTAATAGTATTATTTTTAAAATATTCTATAAATCTATCCCACCTTTGGTTATCCTCAACCAAAAGTAAATGTTGTCTATTATTAATTATTACTTTCATTATATATTAGAAATTACATGATCAGTCATATCCTCTTCAACCTTTCTACTGTCAGGATAAAAATTATCAATATACGGTCCAGTCAATTCATTACCTTGTTCAATCAAAACCTCATCTAAAACTTCTAAAAAATAGTTTGCGTTATCACCAGGAAATTTACCTGTGGACTCAACATACAGTTTTAAATATGTGTAAAATATATCAGTGACATCAAATTTTAATATATGACCCACTTTTTCACCTTTTTTAATCTCATCCCACTCACCATCTGAACCTAAAAACGATGTTATTGTTTCTTTTATACTATTAAACAGTTCACCCTCAGAGGCACTATTATAAGACCATCTATACATATTTTTTAATTCAATTTTTAAGTCATCAAACATTTGTTCTTCGTCTATCAAATTAAAAAGTGTGTTTTTATCTTCTAATAATTCCTCAGTTAAAACATCTCCGTACTCATCATCTAACGTATTTATCTCATTACCAATGAAATTATTTTCTTTGATGTGTTCTTTTATATGGTTTATTGCCTCATCACTTAATACTTCAGTTACATCATTTTTAAAACTAATATCGAAATCACCGAATATTTCTGACCAATCAGAATCCAATATATCCTCAACTAAATTTTTATCACTAGATATAAATAAATCACTTAAATCCTTCCAATCACCACAAAACATATAAATCCTATCACCCGATTTAATTATATCTCCAAAATCCGAATAGAAAGCCTTATTATCTTTAAGATATTTGTCGAACCAACCAATATTTGTTAGGATTGAGAACGCATCTTCATTATCCACATAATACTCCAATTCTATATCAACTTCATCAATAGGGTTTTGACCTTGATTCATTATGTAAGTAAACACACCCTCAATTACCTCAGTATAACTTAATTGTAATAACTCTTTAATATATTCAATTACCTCAATATATTCTTCAAGATCACCGTATTTTTTTTCAGTGATTTTATTTATTGCGTTTTGTACCCTTTGATTTATCATCACTATTATTTATTAATAAATATTGGTAATAAATAAAAAAATCCCACTTTTGATGGGATCTTAATTTTTATAATGTTATAGATTAAACGTATTTGTGAAGTTCCTCCACTGTTTTGAAGTCTCCGTTATCCAATGCATCATCGATTAATTTCATCAACTCATTCTTAGACATTTTAGAATAGTCAACTTCATCATTCTTAATCTCCATATCATCTTCTTTGGGTTCTTCACCTAAATTGTCTAATATATCACCCATATCATCGTATCCTGTGTCGTTAAACATATCTTCTATACTATCACTACTATCACCCTTATGTAAATCTTTTAATGTATCTACAACCTCTTTACATCTCTGACTTCCACTTAATATTTCTTTCATAAATTCGTGAAATTGTGTTGCGGGTAACTTAGTTAATTCTCTAAATAACCATTGTTTAATATCATAGTTTTCAGAATCAATACACTCTAAAAATTTCTCCCACATACCAGGACCTAATCTCATTCCCCATATCTCACCTTCTGGTGTATCTGCCTTTTCAATAACTTCTTTTTGTTCTTCGAAATCTAAATGATCGTCAGCCCAGTTAATTGCAGATAATTCTAATGTACCTTTAATTAATTCGTGTACTAATAATGGGAAAATCCAAGCCTTAGCGACTACAACTGGAATATCATCACCTTCTTCAACATCGATTCTTTCCATATCATTTTCTTCATCTTTGTCTTCAGGTTTTTCTGCCTTTCTCCATTCGATTTTTTCAACTCCACCTACTTGTCCACCCATAACACTGTCAGGGATAATCCAATATTGGAAATCTGCTAATGACATAAGTTTACCATATAGTCCCATTAATCTAGGGTCTAAAGCATCTAACTCATCCGCAACCATATGGAAAATGTAGTGTCCCTTTTTAGCGGCACCTTGCATAAGTGCGTTAATGACTCTCCTTTTATCAACCTCCATTTCTAACTCTTCCATACGTTGAGCACTTTTAGGTTTTTTAGGTACCTCAAATCCACCATCCTCATCTTCCTCTTCCTCTTCATCAGATTCAATACTTAATTCAGAACCTGGAGGTGTTAAAGTTGCCTCTAACATTTGATCAGGGATATCAAACTCCTCTGATACTATATCAACTGCCAATTGTTCTAATGCCTCTTTATGTCTAGTCTCAATTTGACTAATCTCTCCCATTATTTGGAACATCGTTTGCATCATATCAGGTGTAATATTTCTAACACCGTGATATCTTTTAACTTTGTTAACTATTTCTTTAAACCTTTGTCCTGCCAATTTTTCAGAATAATTCTGAGACTCAGAACCCACAGGTATAGATTTACTCTTACCGAATAAATGTTCACCACTTCTAAGTCTACCCTCTAAATCTGGATTCATCCTTTCTGGGTGTTCAGGATCGTATTCAATAGCCTCAATCAATTTTTTAAGTCTATATTTTTCTTTTATAACTCTATTAGTTACTTCGTTAATAATATTTTTTCTTCTCATATCTAATTTATTTTTTTAACCGTATACAGTACTTACCCACATTTTGAAAGACTCTCTAGCCATTTTTTCGAATACACTTTGTACTTTACTGAGTTCAAAGTCTCCACCACCACTATTTTCAATTCTTGTCATAGCAGCCCTTACCAAAATGTCTCTAATTTCTTGTTTATGTTCCAAAAGATACTCAATTTCTTTTAATTGTTCTTCTAATAGGGTGACATCACTATTCACATAATCTTCGTCATCCTCATCGTAATCATCATTCCCTTCTATTTCATCTCTTAAAGAATCTGGGTCCTTTTTCATCCCATATAACCATCTTTGTAAATCATCCTCAGTCCAATTTAATAATGGAGAAGCCCCATACATATTTATTAAACCACTATTTTTAAGGGATTCAAAATATTTAAATATTTTTACTTTATCAGTCGCAGGCATTTCTCTAATAACAAAGTATTGTCTTTCACCTTGATTATCGGGGGTCTCATTAACACTACTTTTAGAATTAATGTACTCTACTAAATCTTTTTTTTTCATTTTAGGATTAACTGACACATTTTTCCTTCTATGAGATTTTTTGGTGCGAATAGTATCATCTTTCTTTTTTTCTGATTCTTCATCTTCGTTAACAGTAACTGAACGTATTTCACCTTCTTTGCCTTTAACACCGTAAGTACCTTTCTCTAATTTATCGAAAGATGCATCAAACTCGTCTTGATTATAAACAGTCATTTCCTCAGCCTCATCAACAGTATCGATATAACGTTCCATTAATTTACGTCTGGTTGCCCTTTTTATTTCGGATTCATAAATTCTAATTTTGTCACCCATAATCTTAACTATTTACCATTTCTTTATCATATTTTAAAACCATATCCTTTTCATATAGTTTATTCTCTACCGAAGATAAGGGTTCCCCAAATGTAAAGAACAATCTTTTTTCAGGATAATCATCATACCCCTCCATATTTTCCCAAGCCAAAGCGACTATACCGTCAACTGCATCCCACATTGCGAAAGATTCAGAATCTTTAACTAAATCTAATTTTAATGTAGTAAATAAAGAACCACTTTTCTTAATGATACTATCTTCTGGTGGTTCAGGATTACCCAATGAAGGATAAGAATCCCAACCGTCACCATCTATATCTTCTAAAACATCAGAAAATAGGAACTCGTAAACGTAATTCCCCTTCCAGTTCTGACCAATTTTATTAATATAGACTAAATTCATTATCTAAACATTCCTCTTCTTCTGTATGATGGTCTGATTCTTTCTTGATCTAAATCCGCCTTAGGTTTTGGATCAGCCTTTGGTCTCTTTATTTTGTCCCAATCTGTACCAGTTCCTGGTCTAGTTGTAGGTGTTTTAATTCCCGGTTCCTTAACAGGTGCATTAGATCTTAAAAAATCTATGTCCAATTCAATAAAATCGTCATTAGAAGAATTTCTATTATCCATAGAAAAATCTAATTCCCCATCACTATTATTATCTAAATCTAATCTATTAGGTATACCGTCAAAGTCTCTGTCTAAGTCTCTTGTTGCGGATAAATATCCTTGTCTTGTTTGTAATGCATCCATAACTCCCATTTCATCTTCATCGATATGTCTTTTTCTTTTCATACCTCTTAGTTTACTAAAGTCATCTGCAGTTATTTTACCATAAGGTTTTGCAACATCTATCTTTTTTCTACCATCAGTAAACCCATTGTCATCTCCTTCATACATTTGAGAACACTCACACATCATCCCCTCAACCATATTACCACCTTTATAACCACCACAATCTTCACAAATTTCTTTTCTTTCTTTTAAAACTTTTTTAATTGAGTTTTTTGTACTTTTATTAAAAAAAGTTTCTAAAAGTTGTTTCTTAGAAAATACAACTCTTCTACTTTCAGGTAATACATCACCACCTTCTTCAGGTGCTTCAATATCCTCTTCTCCACTTTCTTCAGGTGTTTCAGTATCTTCTTCAGTGTCAAAATCATCACCCTCAGTGTCACCAAATGAATCTTCTTCATCTTCACCTTCGAATTTTGAAATTATATCCTCTTTATCACCTTCATCCATTTCGTCTAAGTGTAAAGCCGAAATGATTGAGTTAATAACGTATTTTTCTAATTTAGGATCAACATCCTCAGAGTCTCTCAACATCTGACCAATTTTACCTGTTAATTTTTGTATTTTTTTTGTGATTTCATCATCACCTAAATCTTCAGTACCTTCATCACCAGTAGTATCAGTATCTTCTGTGTCTTCTGTATCTTCTGTGTCTTCAACATCACCTAAACCTTCTGTATCATCAGAAACCCCAAATTCGTCATCTTCAACATCATCTTCAACAGGTGTCTCCGGTGTTGTTGGTGGCGCAGGAGTTGCCGATGCAGGTGCGTCTACTTTAAGTACCTTTTTTTGTTCTTTAATATCGTCATCTAAAATGATTTCCTCTTCTTTTTCTAATACAAACCCAAATCCTGCACCACCTGCGATGGCTTTACCGTCAGACTCAAAAATATTATTATTATTCTCAACACCATATGATTCATTTAACATATCAAATTTAATATTTAAATGTTTTAACGCTTCTGCGTAAGAATGATATTTTTCAGTGCCTTTATTTTGTAAACCACCAACGTATTGGAAATCCTCAGATAAAAACTTACCGTAAGGTTTATTTGATGTTTTTATGAAGTAATCGTGATTTTCTCTAACAATACCGTAAACAACACCGTTTGGACCTTTTTTTATTAACTCCAATTCTGATAATGATTTACTCTCATTAAGTGTATTCATTTTACCCATAAGGTCTAACATTCTGTTTACTTTGTCTTGACCTTTTAATGTTTTAGGATTTATTATATTTCTCATTTTTTGTTTTTTTTTATTTTTATCCGTTAGTTGGTAATCCAGTTTTAATGTCAACAAACCTATATTGTTCTGTTCCACCAGTTGATGTTATTAATCCTGTTTGAAATAATCCTATAGGTTGAGGATTACCTAATAATGCGAACCCAGTATTTAATGTAGTGCCGCTCTGTTGAATTAATAAGTCAATTTGTTGACCCGCAACACCTGTTATTGAAGATCCGTTTATCGTATATGTACCGTTTGTATTAAAGTAAACTGCACTGTAAACGT